CTCTCCGACGTAGTCCTCGCGGGCGAACTCGTCGAGGTCCATCAGGTCGGCCCAGGAGCGGGGTGCGACGGCCATGTACCGCATACCGTCGTTCGGAACGTCGGCGTTGCCGAGCAGCACATAGGCGGACTCGACCTTGTCGAAGGTCATGCCAGCCGTCCCGTGGACCACGGTATTGGAGGTCGTCGCAAGCTGGGCGATGATGGCGGCGTCCACCGCACGCCCGAGGGCGGCAGCGATAGAGCGAGAGACAGAGCCGCGCTCGTCGTGCTGAATCTTCAGCTCGTCGAGCTTGTCGATGTACTCGCCCGCGTAGTAGTCGACCATCGACGCCGTGACCGGCGTGTGCTGAAGGTTCAGGACAGGGACATTACCGTGCCGGCTCTTGCTGGCAGCGGTGCCCTTGCCGAGGTTCTGGAAGGTCGTCGAGTCGCCGGTGACGCTCTTTACGCGGACCTTGTCGCGCAGCAGGCTTGACATCTGCTGGTACGCGACCTTGATCTCGGACTCGAACTGGTCAACAAATGCGTCGTTGATGTCGGGGGTAGCCATCTGGGCCTCCGATGATGGTTAGGACAAGAACCGTAGCCACACGGTTATTCCCTACCACGACGTTCGGTTGTCCAGACCGGGCCGACGGAGCGAGGATTGGGGCCGTCACCGGGAAGGATAGACAACGGCCCCGGTAAAGTCACCTCTTTTTCTGTTGAGCCAATCGCTGGAACCCTTCCTCGACCTGCTTGATGACGACCGGGTCGTGGTCTCGCCAGTACCGGGGGTCACGCATCAGGTTCTCAAGGTGGTCCCGGGTCAACCCTCCCATCGGCACCGTGGTCCCCTCGAAGGAAGCAGGCCCTGCGCCGGCCAGCTTGGAGACGATGCGCTCGACGGCGCGGATGGACTCGGCCCGGCTCAAGGAGGCGGACAGGGCCTGGAACTCCTCCGTCGGCAGCAGCTTCGCGAGCTGGAGCTGGAGGGCCTCGATGCGCTGGGGGCCGTTCTCCCCGAACTTCTTCAGCTCTTCCTTGGGGTCTGGGAAGCTCGCGGCCTGGGCCTTGACGAAGGCGGCGATGCCCTCCTCGAACTTCGACTGCGGGAGTCCCAGGGCGTGAGCCGTGTTCTTCCACCAGTCGATCAGCTCGTCGTCGTCGCGCAGGTTGACCCGAACGTGCTCGGGCACCTCGACCTTCACGTTGGCGGTGACGTAGCCGTCCGCCGACTCCGGCACGCCCTTGCGGGTCTCGGCCCGGACCTCGTTCAGCAGCTCGTCGCGGATGGTCTCCCGGCGCTTGGTCGCCAGGTTCTCGGCCTCGCGATAGCTCTTCGCTAGGTCTTGGACCCGGGGCTGGGCTTTCTCGAAGTCCCAGAACTTCTCCGGTATCCAGTCTGGCCGCCCAGATGCAGGGCCAGGAGCGGGGCCGCCAGGAGCCCCAGAAGCAGGAGCACTCCCCAGAAGACCAGGGCCAGAGCTTGCTCCAGAAGAAGCAGCAGATTCGTTACCAGGCGCGTCGCTATTGGTGTCACCCATGGTTACTCCCCGTCATTGCCGATGCTTTTCTCTGTTCCTCGCCAGCCCGTATCCTCTGGCTCAACATCCCGACCAGCCACCGCTGGCCCTCCAGATGGATAAGCTGGTTGGTGTCCAGATTGACGCCCGCTGTCGCGGTCTCCGTGGTGATGGACCTCAGGTAGTCGAACAGCTTGTGTCCAAGCTCGTTCTTCCAGAGCACCTCCAGGCACAGGTCGTTGATAACGCTCTCGGTCTTCGGACCCCTGGTGTGTCCATCAATACCCCGTACTGGTCGTATCTTCTCGTTATCTGTCATGGTGTCAATGCAGGCAACCCGTTAGCCAGGGCAGCGAGCGCACCCGCCGGGTTCTCCTGAGGACCAGCGTTCGCCTGCGCCTTCTGCGCCTGGGTGAGAACAATCCCCCGGGGGATTTCGTACAGCCCCTCAAGCCTGGCGACCAGGCCGGCGAGGTTGATGTGCCCCGGGAGCCCCTGTGGACCGACGATATTGCCAACCGTCGCCACGAAGTTTGTCAACCTCGTGATGTCCTGGGCGCGATAAGCCCTGGCCATCGGGGTCTTGGCGACGACTTTCACCTCCCGCCCGTCGATGCGCGGAAGCTCGATGCGCCCCATCCGCTTCAGCAGGTAGACCACCCGCATCAGCAGGGGCTGGATGAACTCGGAGTGGATGCGCCCGTAGGCTGGTCCGATCAGCTCGGCCAGCTTGCTCTCGCGCAGGCTGACCTCGGTGGCCGATAGCGGGGTCTTGTCGAGAGCGCCGAACTCCATGTTGTAGAGCGCCTTGCGGATGTTGTGGCGCATCTCGGCCAGAACGAGCTGTCCGACATCGAACTTGGAGTTGTTGACCAACTGCTCCAGCCCCCGGCTCCCTGGCATCCTGGGCACTATAGAGCCCGACAGCAGCTTGATGGTGTCCACGTTGATGGTGCCGTCGTCGTCGGTCTGCCAGATGCCCTCGATGGCGACCTCGGCGTTCTCAAGGATGAGCTGCATGGTGAGGTTGCAGCTCTTGATGGCAGGCAGGGCGTTCATCAGCGGCCCGCGCCCGTAGACCTCCTCGGATGCCGTGGTCCACCTGGGTGTCAGCCAGAACCCAGACCCGTCCCCGCGCTCCGTCCGGTCCACGAAGGTCTCCTTGTCCGAGACCTCGGTGATGGTGTAACGCCAGGATTCGACCATCGGCTCGTCGTAGACCCGCTCGGTCGCTTCGATGAAGTCCACGCTGGGCTGCGCGTCGGGCGACTCGCCGTCCACCTTCTCGCGGACCGACCTGGGCAGGGTGTACCGCTCCCCCCAGAGCTGGACCGCATCTCTGGCCGTCAGCTTGCGGGTCCGGTAGATGCCTTCGACCCAGCCGAACGGGCTCAGCCTAAGCGCGAAGTCGGTCAGCGGGATGGACTTGAAGATGATGCCGCCCGCCGACTCGTCCACGAACATCGCCCCGGTCCCGATGCCCAGCTCTTGGAACATCTCGTGGGTTTCCTGGGGGAAAGTCGAGTTCGCCAGGACTTCGAGAACGTAGTCGCCCACCTCGTCGAGCTGCTGCTGGACGACCTCGCGCTGGCGCTCGCCCACTAGAATCCCGGGCTCGAACCGGAACCACTTTCCGAACGCGGGAACCATGCCCTGCTGCATGGTCGAGGCGAACTCCTGAAGGGCGACGATGGCGGTCTCATCGAACACCTTGTCCATCCGGTCCTGGCCCGGGGTCTGCGCCTCGAACCCACGCCGGCTTGGCATGGCGTAGTCGTAGCAGTCCTGCCAGAGCGACTCGTACCACTCCCGGTCCGAGAACGCCCGCTGCGCCCGCTTGAGGATGTCTTCGCCGTTCATGTCACAGCCCCAGCCGCTTGCGACGGCGGCGCTCTTCCTCGTCTTCCTCGCCGAATCCCTTGTACCCGGCGCTCATCAGGGACGCCGCGCCCACCATGTTCTCGCGCAGGGCCTTGTCCTCGGCGGCCTTCCGCTCCTCCATCGCCGTCTTCTCGGCCTCGATGGACGCCGTGCGCTCTTCCTGCATCGCCTTCAGCTCGGACCCTAGGGCATTGGTGCTCTCAGCCGACTTCTCCAGCATCTGCTGCATCATGGTCTGCTGGTTAGTCTGGGAGTCCGCGAAGGACTGCTGGAACGCCTGATTCTGGGCCTGCATCTCGGACATCATCAGGCTCATCTGCTTCTGCATTTCCTTCTGCATCTTCCGCGCCTTTTTCTTGCCGCCCATCACGCACCTCCCGACATGACCTTAGCCCCCGAACGAACCAGCTCCCGGTACAACTGGAGCGGTGTCACGCACCAGAACGAGTCGATGCCGAGCAGGTGCTTGGCAACCTCGACACAGTAAAGGAACGGCACCCGGATGCGAACCCCGCCAGCCTCATCGAGGTCGCGCCGATACCGCACCAGAGCCCCGGCCCTCTGGCCAAGCGCCGCGATGACGCCGGTCGCCTGGTCCCAGGACAGCCGGGTCAGCTCTAGGGAGTCGGAGGTCCAGTTGAAGTAGGTCCAGTCCCCGGTCTTCGGGTGGAACCCGAGCAGGATGACATGGTGAAAGCCGTCGCGGAGCCACCGGGTGTAGGGCGGGGCGTCCTCCAGCGAGACAAAGGCGACCAGCCAGTCCTGGGTGATCGGGTCAGCCAATGCGGTTGAGCCTCACCTGCCGGGGCTTGCGGCCCTGCATCCGCTCGAAGGGGTTGCGCCGCTCGCGGGCCTGCGCCGGCTGGCTGGCATGGCGGACCCCGAGCACGCGCTTGGACTCGCCGGCCCCCAGGACAAGGTACTGAAGGGCATCGTGCGGGTGGGAGTAGCGGTTCTTCGACGGTGCGCTCTCGTGTCGGGCGTCCCCGGAGACCTGCAAGCGCCGGTACTCGTAGGCCCCCTCGAACCCCTTGATGAGCACCTTACACGAGGGGTCCAGCAGGATGCCCGGGCCACCGTCCACCTGGCGGTTCAGCAGCTCCTCAACGGTCTCGACCCGCAGGACGGGGTCGTTGGACGGTGCCGGGTAGAGCCCGAACCCTTCGGCACGGCAGATTTGGAACGGCGTGACCTCGTCGGTCTGCGCCCGCTGGTCCCCCGCCGGGTCGCCGTAGCCCAGGAAATGCCGCGCCCCCGGGCATCGCTGGGCATACACGGACTTCATCACCTGGGCGAACCGCTTTGCGCCCATGTTCGAGGTCACCACTTCGCGCAGGACGTGCCACCGGCCCGACGGCATCCGCTGGGCGATGACCCCGGCGGGCGTCAGGCCGAAGTCCACGCCGATGTAGATCGGGACATCGGGAACGTAGGCCAGCGGCCCGGGCGCAACGTGGAACTCGCGTCGGAAGGTCGGGTACACCGGCTTGCCATCACGGTCCGCGCCGAGCCGATTCATGACGTAAACGTCGATCCAGCCCTTGGCCTTGCCGGTGATGATGCGGGGGTAGTAGTCGGCAGGCAGGTTGCCGATGTTCTCGGCGGCCTCGTTCACCTTATAGCCGACGACCCGCCCGCCCTCGCCGCGCTCCTCGATCATCGCCGCCGGCTGGATGTAGAACTCCCAGTTCTTGGGCTTGATCAGGGTGGCCGTCTCCTCCTCGGTCATGAACTCCGGGGGCGGGGCCTCGCCGGCCATGACCGGCCACCAGTGGTCGTCGTCGGGGGCGTTGGTGTCGGCAATCACCCCGTACCATGTCGGACCTCCGGTCCCCATCGAGGGATAGCGCCCGACGCGCATGGTCACGCCGTCCATGACCGCCTTCGGCACCTCGCGGGCCTCGTTCACCCAGGCCCCGGTGAGGTCCAGGGAGAGCAGCTTGCGAACATCCTCGTCCCGGTCGAGCGACAGGAAGATGACCTCGGTGGAGAGGTCGCCCGCCTCGATGTTGTGGGTGTAGGGGACCGACCAGTTGAACTTGCCGAAGCGGTCCTCGGGGAACCACTCCAGCCAGGTCTTGATCGTGGTCGTGCGGAGCTGCGGATTGGTGTTGCGGATAACCGCCCAGCGGGAGTGACGCTTACCGTCGGCCCCCTTCTTCTGCTGGTTGGACCGACGCAGGACTTCCACTGCGCAGGCCACCGACTTTCCAGAACCTACCGGACCACGCACCCCACGGAAGAAGGCGTCCGAACGCATGAACGAACGGAGCACTTCTCCGGCGGGCTTGTAGATCGTGCCGGTCATGAGACCAACTATTTGCAACCGCCCTTTCGCTTCTTCTTCATGACTTCCTCTTGCGGACAGCCGCCGCCATCTTCGCCATCTTATTCGCGCCGTACTTCTTGCGCCCGATGGACGCCGCCAGCGCGCCCGGGCCTTTGACCCCCTTTTTGGAGAGCGACTCCTTCAGCTTCTGGAAGCGCCCACCACCACCTAGCTTCATGCTCTTTGCCACCAGACGGCCCCCCTATTTGTGCTTCTGCTCGATGAGTACCTCGATACGCTTGAACCGCTCCTCAATGCCTGTGGCGTACAGCTCCTGGTCCCGGCGATGCCACCCCTCGCTCGTATTGCCGACGATGCGCCCCTCAAGGTGCTTCACTCGCTCTTCGATAACCGGGCATCTCTCGCAAAGCTCAAGGCGCGCCCGGAGGCTCGCGACATCAGAGTTGATGCGCCCACCCCATAGGAGACCGATAACTACCTGCCCCGCAAGAAAGAGCAGAATCGAGACCATAATGACCGGAAGCCAGCTCGGAAATCGAGGCCCTTCGGCGAGCTTGAGCTGAACCGCGTGCAGGGTGTCCTGCATCGACTTCTGCCCCGTTTCGAGCTGCTTCAGCCGCTCGTAAACGTGGCCAAGCTCAAGGGCGCGAGGGTCTTGCGTGTCCGATTCCCGGGTCATCTCTAGGTCCACCTTCTGTCTGCCCATCCCAGGTACTTGTGAACCTGCTTCAGCTTGGTCGGTCGCTTGCTGGACTTCTCGGTGCCGTTGGAGTCGTACTCGACATCATCTGGCATAAAGTCAATGAGCTTAGGATGTAGCGGATAGACTGGTTTGCCAATCACCTCCATCCTTTCCCTGACTGCTATATCTCCATCTTGAGGAGGGTCGATAGTGACTTTGAACTCCTGGCCAAACTGCAACCCATTTGGAAGCCACGCGCCAGCTATGACATATTTGCCAGCAAAATCTTCGTCTAACTCCGCGAGCTTATCACTGTCAATCACCACCTCGATGAGGCGATAGCTATTCGTTCCGATGGTAACTGCGCTGGAAGTTCTTGGAGACAGACCCCTAAAGAGCCGAAGCAGCTTCTTCTGTCTACTGGTTAGGTTTCTGTCGCCAACGCTATCCGTCACCCTATCCCGGTGGAGTTGACGTATATCGTACATTAACGATTGGAACGTCTGCCCGTCGAAAGCAATTAGTGCGTTAACGATGGTCATGTTGCTGGCACCGAGTCAGCCCAGGCATTTCCTTTGGATGCCTTCCACAATCGGATTCTGCGGATACCATTCGTTCCGATACGGTCTTCGGTAGTAGTAAATCCTGACGCAATCCGTAATGCGCCAGTAGCGTTCATCGAGCCATCGAAGTTAGCCGATGCGTTTCCGGCATACAACGATCCACTAAAGCGCGCCGCAACACGATGTGGTACTCCGCTGACCCACACACCCCTAGTTGTAATTATTGCTCGATTGGTTGGGGCCGAGTGCGTTGAGCCAACCGCAGAGCTTGTGCCATCGTGTATCCGTTGCTCGGAAGCATACAACCCATCATGAAAACCGCCTGTTGTTGGCACCGCCATAAAGTCGAGTAGAGCGTTATTCGCTTCCCAAGGGCGATACGGATAAGAAACGCTGACCTCAAGGCTGCCGACCGTGTTTACGGCAGCGCTTAACGCAGAAGGATAAGACAACGTAGTGGCATCACGAGTTACGTCTGCGGCGTCGGTGGTCAGTATTGGCGACGTTAACGTCCGCGCCTTTACAATGCTCGGACACCACAACGCATATTCGTCTTGGTTGGAGCCGGTGTAGAATGTTGTTCCATCTGCCGTTGCGCCTAGCGTCCAGAACACAACCTTTGCTGTTGTTGCTGGAAGCGGACCACAGCAGATAGCAACTCGAACCCAACCGTCTGAACAATCCTCAATTATCGCGGAGGTGTGCCAGTCAGCACTAACTTCTGCAAGAGTACCAACCCCGGTTCCGACCGTTTTGTTAACGATGTCGAAATATCTTGTTCTATCCGAGATGACACCGTCAGCAGAAGTCCTGGCTGTCAGCGTCAGCGCACACCAATTCCTAGACCGAGTGCGCTTTATATAGGCAGACCCAACAACATAATCTCCTTCCGCAAAACCAGAGGCTACGTATGCGTTGTAGTGCGCTGATGTATCCGTGTTTTCGACGAGATAATTGGCATCCGTTCGACCGCTAGGAGCTGCTGTGGCATTGTTTGTAATCGTCGCGTGACCCGAAATCCACGAGCCGCCAGTCATCGTCTTCCCGAGCTGGCATAGATTTGTCTCAGCCCGCTCAAGAACCAAGCCGCCAAGGTTTGCAGCACTAATTGGAGTTGTCGTTAACGACGTAAGTATGTATCCATTCCCCAAAACTGATGGAGTAGATGCTCCAGATAAAGTCGTTGGGAAATAAAGGACACCCGGTACTTTCGTCGATGAC